GAACCCGATGGGCAAGGTAATGTTTGGTGGTATAAAGTAATGTTTGAACATGGTATCGAAACATGCGAAACATATTCCATGGAAGTGCTTGAAGAAGGCAGCCATGGTAATCACAAGAAAAAGAAATAGGGGAATAACTAATGGCATCTACACAGGCTAATTTAAAACTAACACAAGTACAGGGTGTTACGGTTGTTTCAGAGGATGGATCTACACCTGCCGCACAAACAATTCGTTTGGATGTTGAATTGAAAAAGGCTACTGAAAGCGTATCCACGCCTGTTGCAGACATTAGTGCTATTTATTGGACACTAGGTGATGGTGCTACTGCTACTATTACCAGAAATAGTGTCTTATTACACACATTACATATGTCAGGTAAATTAGAATTTTACGGATTTTCTGATAATAGACAAAACGAAGAAGACATCGTTGTTTCTATCACAGGCGCAGGTGGTACAGTTATTGTACAAACCGCAAAAATTGCTGGCTATGGTTCACAACAACACCAGAACCAAGGGGATCTAGGCTAATGAAACTTATTAAAGAACTTACAGAAGATGTACAATACATTGCCGAGGAAGATGGTAATGGTAAAAAAACGATGTTTATCGAAGGTGTATTTCTTCAATCAAATTTAACGAACCGCAACGGCCGTGTATATCCTAAAGAGGTTATGCAAAAAGAGGTTGCTCGTTACACCGCAGAACAAATAGACAAGAAGCGAGCTCTAGGTGAGTTAGGACATCCTGAAGGTCCATCACTTAACCTTGACCGGGTATCTCACATGATTGTTTCTCTCAAAGAAGACGGCGACAATTGGGTGGGTAGAGCAAAAGTGCTTGATACTCCAATGGGTAAAATTGCTCAAAATCTTATTGAAGCTGGTGCCCAACTAGGTGTTAGCTCAAGAGGACTTGGTTCTATTAAAGAAAAAAATGGTATCAATGAAGTCCAGGATGATTTCGTTCTCGCTACAGCAGCCGACATTGTTGCTGATCCGTCGGCACCAGACGCATATGTTGAAGGTATTATGGAAAGTCGTGAGTGGGTTATGGTTGACGGTGTATGGCAAGCAAGAGAAGTAGAAGCGGCACAGAAATTTATTAGACAAGCATCTAGCCGTGAACTAGAAGAAGCTAAACTTCAAGTGTTTAGTTCATTCCTAGACCGACTTTCCAAAATTTAAAAATGTATAAATAATTTAATAGAACATAACATATCCTTAAGGAGAAAAAAATGGCAGCCGTAGAAAGCAAAATTAGAGAGCTTCTTAGTAAGACTACTAATCTTACTGAAGAAACTCAAGAGCTAGACGAAGCTCAAAAATTAGCACCTAACGCTGGTCCTAGTGACTCTAGTTCACCAGCCCAAGGTAGCTCAAATGCAAATCCAGAAATGGAAGATCTGTCAGGTCAAGGTAATAAAGAAGGTGGTTTAACTTCACCTATTGGAAAAGCCGCATCTGCAAAAGCATCTAAAGATAACACATTGCCTAGTGGTAATGGCGCAGGTGATGCTCCTAACTACGAAACTAAAGGTGGTAAGGCTTCCGGTCTAGCCGCTGAAGAAGTTGAAGCTGATGAAGAAGTAGCTGAAATCGTAGAAGACGAAGAAGTAGATGCCACTGTAGAAGAAATTGTAGAAGACGAAGCTGAAGAAGAAGTAGAAGCAATCGTTGAAGAAGATGAAGCACTTTTTGAAGCTGACATCGAAGGTCTCTTTGCTGACGAAGAAGGTCTAACAGAAGATTTTAAAAATAAAGCTGCCTCTATTTTTGAAGCAGTGGTAACCGCTCGTGTAACAGCGTCGGTTGAAGAAATCCAAGAAGAACTGGCTGAAGAAGCCCGTGTTGCACAGGAACTATTTAAAGAAGATATGGTCGAAAAAATCGACGGCTATCTTAACTATGTTGCTGAAAACTGGATGAAAGAGAACGAACTTGCTATTGAGCGTGGTCTCCGTACTGAAATTACAGAAGACTTTATCTCAGGCATGAAAACTCTCTTTGCAGAACATTACATTGAGGTCCCTGCTGAGAAGTATGATGTCCTTGGTGAAATGCAAGCTCAGATTGATGAACTCAAGTCTAAACTTGACGAGTCGGTTGCTGAGAAATTGGAAATTGTTTCAGAAAAAACTTCACTGCTCCGTAGTAAAGTAATTGCTGAATCAACAACTGATCTAACAGTAACAGAATCCGAAAAATTTGCCAAACTCGTCGAAGCAGTAGAGTTTGACAATGAAGAGCTGTTTGCAGAAAAGGTTGCAGTTATTAAGGAAAACTACTTTCCAAAAGTAAAAGCAACCGGTGATGATAAAATGGATGACATTGTAGAGGGAACTCAACTCGATGAATCTAGTCCAGTTAGCATTTATGCACAAGCGATTTCAAAACAAATTAAACAACTGTAAAAATTACTTTTTATAAATATAGTATAACAACCCAAAACTAAGGAGAAACTTAGATGTATCTTTCAGAAGAACTTCAAAACAAATGGAGTCCAGTATTGGATCACCAAGATCTTGGTCCAATTAAAGACTCATACCGTAGAACGGTAACTGCCGTTGTTCTCGAAAACCAGGAAAAAGCTCTTCGCGAAGAGAAGCAAGCTGTGTTTTCAGAAGCGGCACCGGCTAACAGTGTAACTGGTGGCGGCGTAGATAACTACGACCCAATCCTTATTTCACTTGTTCGTCGTTCACTGCCTAACTTGATGGCATACGATGTTGCTGGCGTACAGCCAATGACTGGTCCAACTGGTTTGATTTTCGCAATGAAATCTCATTACGGAACACAAGCTGGTGCAGAAGCATTGTTCAACGAAGCTGACACAGACTTCTCTGGCGCCGCTTCACCTGCACACGCTGGATCTAACCCAGTAGACGGCACTTACACTACAGGTGTTGGTGTTACTACAGAAGTTGGTGAAGACTTTGGTGGTGCTACTACACTTAACCAAATGGCTTTCTCGATTGAGAAAACAACTGTAACAGCCAAAACCCGTGCATTGAAAGCAGAATACACTGTAGAACTTGCACAGGATCTGAAAGCTGTTCACGGTCTGGACGCTGAATCAGAACTTAGCAACATTTTGTCACAGGAAATCCTCGCTGAAATTAACCGCGAAGTTATCCGTACAATTTACAAAGTAGCTAAGCCTGGTGCCGCATCTACTGCTACACCTGGTACTTTCGACCTGGATGTTGATTCAAACGGTCGTTGGTCAGTCGAACGCTTCAAGGGTCTGTTGTTTAACATTGAGCGTGATGCCAATGTTATCGCACAAGACACTCGTCGCGGTAAAGGTAACTTCATCATTTGTTCTTCAGATGTTGCTAGTGCCCTTGCAATGGCTGGTGTACTTGATTACACTCCAGCTCTTAACACAGACCTCAATGTAGATGACACAGGTAACACTTTCGCTGGTGTACTTAACGGTCGCTACAAAGTTTACATCGACCCATACAGTGCAAACACTGGTGCCGCTTCACAGTTCTACACTGTAGGCTACAAAGGCACAAGTGCTTATGACGCAGGTATTTTCTACTGCCCATATGTACCACTGCAAATGGTCCGTGCAATTGACCCAGGTACCTTCCAGCCAAAAATCGGCTTTAAGACTCGTTACGGTATGATTGCTAACCCATATGTAACAACAACTGCTGGCGGCGCAACTGACGGTGACACATTCACTGCCAACCGTAACCAGTACTACAGACGAGTTAAAGTTTCTAACTTGATGTAAGACTAATAAAAAGAATCCCATAAGGGACACTTTTAAAGGGAGACTTAGGTCTCCCTTTTTTTGTTTATAAATATCATTATGGATATCAAAAGCAATAAAGAATTACATGATAAGTACATAACATCTTTACCTGTCCCACATGTGGTAATAGATGACTTCCTACCCTCAGACATTGCCCTACAGCTCTATCAGGAGTCCTGTACAGTGCCTGACGAACATTGGACTACATTTACTCGTAATAATAGTCTAATGAAAGAGTGTATCAAACTTAATCAGATGCCCGTAGCATCTAAGTTTGTTAACTACATGCACAGCAATAAAGGCATACAATGGCTTGAGGAGTTAACAGGCATTAAGGGTATTATAAGTGACCCGTTTATTGTGGGTGCAGGTTACTCAAAAAGCTGGAAAGGTGATAGTCTAAAAGTACATACAGACTTTAATTGGAATGACCAACTTAAGGTTCACCGTGTTGCATCATTAATCATATATCTCACACCTGATTGGAAGCCTGAATATAAAGGTGCATTTGAGTTCTGGGATTTTAAAAAGACGAAATGTGTTAAGAGTGTAGATTGTTTATTTAATAGAGCTATTATATGGAACTATCACAAAAAAGGATTTCATGGATATCCTGAACCATTACAATGCCCAGATGATATGCATCGCACTACATTTAGATTAATGTTCTATGTTAGCAATTCTACATATCTAGATAATGATAGACCCCACCGAAGTCTTTATTGGTATGATAGAGATATAAATGAACCATATGATATTCCTACTAAGGATTGATAATGGCTATAAGAATATTTACATCTTTCAAAGATGTTACAATGATAAAGTCAGAAGAAATATCTAAATACGATAGGGATAATATAAAGGCAGGCGACAAGGTATATTTTTGGTATGACCAGTTGGATAGAGTTGTTCGACAAATGCCTTTTGATAATTTTATAAATGAGCATCATGCACTAGTACTTAAAAATCAACCAGGGGCATCTAAGTTAGTAATATGTTTTCATGGTGATTATTTTAATAAAGTAGACTTACATGAGTTTTCAAATAAAATAATTAAACTAGGATTACAGCGGTCCAGAAATATTTTGTTCATTGCTGTAGATGAATCTTTTAAAGACTTTGCCAAAAAACACTTCAACGAAACAAACATCCCGCATGTCGAATGTGTAACATTACCTTATATGATATTATCTACACCTGAAAGAAACTTGAATATAGACATAACAAAAAAATTCAGTATTTTTAGTAGAAACTATCGAGGTGAAAGACTTCTGTTGTATTACAATCTACATAAGAAAAATCTACTAAGATATGCAAATTACTCCTTTCATTATAGATTTCCATATGGTACAAAAGAAGAGGCACTAGTATCTAAAAATAAGATGTATGGATTGCTACGGGAATATATGAATAGGCAACCTATAGATATAAACTCTATTGATTGGTCAGAACTTAATACCTGGGTGGATAACGGACCATATGAATTGCCTGATGTATATGGAGTTTCGGGTGAAACAGAAGAAAAAAAAGATGCCGCGAACTTTAGTAATAAGTGGTCACCTATAGTGGAAAATAATATTAGGGACAGTTACTTCAATGTAGTAGTTGAATCCCATTACGAACACACTAATCCTGGATTTAGATATGACTCCAAATATTCGTACTTAGAGTTTTCACCAACCTTTATAACTGAAAAAACATATAAAGCAATCATGTGTCAAAGGCCTTTCATATTGTAC